TTGTTCTAGTTTTTCGTCTTGATTTTCTTGATTCATCATCGCTCTCATCTTATCAAGGTTCAATCTCTCTTCACCTTCCATGCGTTTTCTCTCATTTTCTTGTGCACGTAGATCTAATTCTCTAGATCTTAGTTTTGCAACAGGATCATTGTCAAATTGTGAAGTAATTTTCTTTTCTTCGTTTCTAAATTCTTCTGTCATCTCTGCAATCAACACTGCTTTTCTAGATTCTATTTTTTCTGATAGCATTCTTGCTTGCATTTGCATTTCAGGGTTTGCCATCGCTTGTTGATTTTGTGACATCATTGCAAGTTGTTGGATTTCATTTCTAAATTCTATCTCAACTTGTTCTTGTGCCATTAACGAAATACGTTCTAAAATATTTTTTTGTAAAGCTGCCATAATAAGTGGTGCATTTCTTGCCATGTTAGTTGCCATGTAATTTAAATGCGAAGTAATGTGAGCTCTGTGATCTTGACCAGGAAATGCTTGAAAAGGTTTTCCTGCCATCGCATCAATTTGTTCTAACGCTGGATCTTTTGGTGCAGGTGGTGCTTCTTGTTTTAATATTTGGTCAACATTTTTTACACCCAGTGCTTCATACATATTTCTGTAAACTTGATACAAGTTATGTATTCCAGGATTTGAGGTTGCGAGTTGCAGCTCCGATTGCGCAAGGGAGATACGCTGGGTCTGTGAAAAAATATTTGGATCTGCAACTGGCAAGACATCAACCCTATCATCAAAGTCATTTTGTTTGATGAAGCGTTGTCCACCTACCACGTCGTAGGGGTATTCCGGTGGTAGATAAAGTTTAAAAACTCTAGCTAATAAATTAAATTCAACTTTTAACGAAGAGTACAATCTTTTGTGAATAGCTGACATCACACGACTGCCTCGTTCTAGAAGCGCAACGGTCGTACCCACAGCTGCTCCTTGATTCCCATCGCCCACTTGCAAGTCCGCTATAGAAGCAAAGCGTTGACCTGCCTGAACTACGACCCCCATTAACTGTAATAAAGTTGCAGATGGTTCCTTAAAAGGTAACATCATAAATGAATCTCTAATGTTTCCACCTGGTGCATCTACATCTCTAAATTCTCCTGGTTGTATCGCTTGTGCATCGTCACGTATTCTGATGCCTCGTTGTTTAAAACCTGCCGGTAAGTTGGATAAAGTTCCAGCATCTAATAGTTGTCGTAAAGCAGCAGTTGCTGTTCTTGATAGTCCGCCAATCATATGTATCAAACCAAAACCATAAAAACCAAGTCCTGGTAAAAATTTAAAATGTACGAAATATTGAATGGGTTTTCTTTTTACATCACCAATTTCATAGTTTCTTCTAATCGATAAAATCTGTCCTGATGCTTCTTCAATGGTAATAATGTATGGAAGTTTAATTCCTGTAGGCTCTTGATCTTGATCTACATCTTCAAAACCTTCTAAATCAATTTCTGTATGAAACTCTAATAACGTAAAGACTCCACCATCTTTTGTTTTTCTTTCACCTGCAAGTTCTCTTTCTTTTTTTTCTGCTTCTGTTTCATTGACAGGTCCTGGAGTTAAATCCATGTCTTTGTAAAAACCACCTACTTGTTGTTTTCGTAAATCATTTTCTGACATACGCACAACATGAATAATTGATTCTGCATCGGTTAGTGATGTTGCAGCATAGGGCACAACCAAATCATCTGCAGGTACAAATTTAGAAACAGCTTTACCTTCAACTTCATCATAGTAAACTTTTTTAAACGCCGATCCTGCAAGAGGTAGATAAAATAATAACTGATCAAAGTCAGGTTCGTAGTCTGTCATGTTATTCATGATCTCATAGTTCATGTAATCTTTTACACGTTGAGACTGTTGTTGTTTTTGTGGTGTGCTAATTCCTAGAACTTGTGTTCTTACTGGACCATCAGCCGGTAGCAATTCCTTGTACGCCAAAGCCTGAAACTGGGTCACGGCTTCTGCTAAGACAGGGTGGGTTGCACCTGACGCACCTCTAAAGGGTTCTGTACGATTGTCATATTTAAATCCTAATAAGTCTAAACCATCCGTGTAAGATTTCTCCCACTCTTTTCTAGACATCTTATAATCGCGATAGTTACCCATTAGGCTCGAAGCTAAACTTCCTAAAACTTCATCAGGTAAAAGTTCTGCAAGATTTGCAAAATGTTCTGATGATTGTGGTTGAGACGCGAGTCCCGGATCAAAATTTATATCAACACTACCATCTTCGTTTTCTTGAACATCAACTGGTGCACCTTGTTTTTCTGCGATCTCTTGATCTGCATCAATTGCTTGTTCGATCTCTTGTTGATCGATACTAACTTCTTGTTTAACGTTTGGTAATGACTTGTCTATTTCTCCCATATAATCTCTCCGATCTTTTGGTTGTATAGGGTTTTTTAGTAAACTTCAACCCTTGTGAAGCTGGGCCTTTTTCTGGTGGCGGACCTGATTTTTTTCCTAGTATTGTGGTTGATCGTTTAATCATAATCTAGCTCTGGTTCTGGTGGGTCATAATCTCCGTATCGATTTAATAGGTCCTCAGTAGGGTTTTTTTCAATAAATTCTTTTTCGGCTTGTTTTTTCTGTTGAGCGATCTCATCTGTTTTACCTGTTGCAAATTTTTCAACAGAGTGCCAATCACTGGCTGCATCATCCAAACTATTAGTTACATATTCCCCTATATCCATATCATAATCATCAGGGCCGACTTGTCTGCCCTCTGCTCTCATTTCAATAATGTTAAATTCACCACGGTCAACGATAGGTGTTCCATCATCTGCAATGTCTGTTATCCTATTTGGAGTCATGACAAAATCTACAGCTCCATCATTAACTCCAGCGAGCGTGTCTACTGAAACAATAATTTCTCCAGTGTCTGATGTTTGTGTTAAAGTATATGTTCCATCTGGAGTTTTTAATTCTTTTACTGTTTGTCGTTCAATCGTTGCTGCTTTATCTGAAATATCAACTCCTTTTTTCATAATTTTTTCTACAAGAGGTGCAAACCAATCTGGTGTTCCTGTTGGTGCATTTTCTAAAGATTTTTTTACTGCAGGTCCTACAAATTTAAAAAATTTACCGACGACAGGTAATGATGCAAGTCCTCCTAAAATTTTTAAAAATTGTCTACGACTCGGGTCACCTGGTCCGCCATTATCAAATCCAACACGTCCACCTTCATTAAATGTTTTTTTAAAAACAATTTGCATATTTTTAAAATCTTTATCTGTTTTAACTTGAAACTTATCTCCTTTAGGATCTCCCATACCTAATATAAAATTAACTGCATCCTCTTTAGATATGGTGTCTTTAAAAAGAGTATCTCCTGTTGGAGTGATAACATCTAATTTAACTTTACCTTTATCTATTTCAGCACCACCAAAAAATTTGTCTCCTTTAATTAAACCAGTAACTCCATAATCTACATCTCTTTCAGATATTTTTATACCGGGACCAACTTCTTGTTCAACTTCTCTACCTCTTGCTCTTGGAAAAATTTTTATACTTGGCACTCCGCCATTATCAAATCCAATACGTCCACCATAAGCGTTTAAACTTCTTTTAATTTCTTCTGGTGACATGTCTTTTGTTTTTAAGTTCTTAATCATCTGCTCTATTTCTAAAATAGCTTCATCTGGATTAATTTTTTTATAAACATCTAATCGACCTTGATTAGCTCCTTGATTAATCATGTTAAAAAAAGATTCTTGTAGATCAGCGGGCATTTTCTTTATTCGATCTAACATCGCTTTATCAGTTTTAATCGTGTCTAATAAAGATTCTAAATACTCAACTCTAAATCTACCGACCATTTTTTTATCATCAGGTAACATTAAATTTTCAATAACGGTTCCATATTTTTTTGGATTAACCTCTTGTAAAAGTTCAGAACCTTTTTTTCCTCTTGCCTTACCTAAAAAATTAAGAAGCGCTTTAAGTGCTGCAATACCTCCTGCACTAAATCCAACACGTCCACCTGATGCAAAAGTTGCTTCAGTCGTTAAAGCATCAAGTTCTTGTTGTGATAAATAATTTTGTTTTTCTTCTTCAGACATTGCATCAATAGCTTCTTTTGTTTTCATAGCTTCTCGATATGTAAAAAGTCCTGCCTCACCTACTAGTGACAATAATCCAAGTGGTGTTGCGACTCTTGCCGCGGTCGTTGCAAATCTTCCAGGTATACCTAAATTTAAAGCCGCTTGTGTTGCACGTCTTAACAATGGACGAGATGCAGGAATTTTTCTTGCAAATGCTTGACTTTGCCTAACAAGGTCTTTTGACAAAGCAGCTTCAATTTCAAAACCAATTCTATCTTCTTGTTTTGATAAATCGTAACCTCCTTCAGGACTAAGGCCAGCAGTAAGTAATCCTATTCCAAGCGGAGTTCCAATACCTCGTGCAATTGTTCCTGCAGCTTTACCATAGATGCTTCTACCTTTTTTAGTTGCAAGTGGTGCAACGGCTGCAGCGACAGCGCCTGTTTCTAAAAAATCACCAACTTTTAAATTCCAAGTGTCTGGGTCACCGTAATCAACATCACTATCTAAATTATAACCCACTTGTTCCGATGTAAAATCATCTGGTTCTTTTGCTTGAACAATTGCTGGTATAGATAAAGCAGTTCCAGTGATTGCTCCTATTTTTCCAAACTTTTTTAATTTAGAAATTTTTTTAGGATCAGCAATAAATTCTTTTAAGGTTCTTGTTTTTTTACCTACATCAATAGAATAACCAAGATCCTCATAAGATTTATTTAAATCAAGTCCTTGGTCCATTAAACTAGAAATTCTTTTTTTACCATAAATTTCTTCAGGAGTTTTAAAAGATATTTTAGGCAGATCTGAGTCTTTAATTCCTTTATTCTTTTCAAGAAAATTTTTTCTATACTCATCATACTCTTTAATAACTTTTGTTTGGTTTGGTTCGGTCTGCATACGATTATTAAATTTTTCAAATTGTCTTACAAAGTTAGCATACTGAGCTGTGTTTAATTTACCCTCCATTATATTTATAAATTGTGAATAAGGAGCTAATCCTTGTCTTGACGCTGTTTTAATTCCAATAATTTCGTTTACATTAAAACCAAAAGAATCTTTTTTCTTTGGGTCAAAAACAGGAACACCTTCACGATTTAAAATTCTTCTTGCCTCTCTTTTCATTGTTTCAAAATTAGTATTTTTAAAATAAGACTCACCTAGTTCCCCAGTAATTACATTTTGTGCCTCTTTATAAGCTGTTAATTGATAGGGATTTCCAAAGGGAGCTTGCTCAATTTTTTTAATAAGTTTTTTTGCTACTGATTTATTTTTTGGTAAGTCAATTTTAACATTTGCAAATTTTTTTCCATTTAAAGCTTGTGCTAAACGATATGTAGTATTTGCAGCTTGGTTTTGTGTGACTCCATATTGTTTTAATACCTCATCTGGAATAAACTCCCCTTTTCTAATATACTTTCTAAATTCTGGACGATTATAAAAACGTTTCATTCTGTCTGCAGTTTCTTGTGTAACACCGTATTTTGCACCTTTTCTTAAATGATATTCTCGAATTGTTTTAATTTGATTTGGTGTAGGTTTTAAATAATGCAGTGTTCCAAATCTACCACCTTGTCCAATATCAAAATATTTTGCTTTTAGAGTTTTCCTGTAAAAATCTCCAAAAATATTTTTTTGTCTTTTTTCTGCTTTAGGACGATACATGAGCTCTTTTGCTTTAAGAGCAAGATTAGGAATACCTGTAAGTTCTTCTAATTCTTTTCCTGTGATATAATTTTTTGGAACATTAACAGCCATGGGTTACTCTCCCAGCAAGTATGAAAGACCGCCCTCAGCTTTTTGTTTTCTTTCTTTTAGATTAAGAGGCAGCCCTGATTTTTCTCCTCCAACACCTGGAAATTTTTTTCTAGACTCGTAAACTTTTTCGCTAGTTTTTTTAATCTGTTTTTCAAAGTTTTTTAAATCATCCATCGTCTTGATTGGAACGCCGGCTTTCTTGGCTTGGTCCATTAAATCAATAAGATCTGCTGCTCTTTCAGCACCCAACTTTTTACTTTTTACGAGTTTGTTAATTAGGTTTATAATTCCACCGACTGCAAAACCCACACGACCTCCACCTTTTCTTCCTTCCTTCATTCTATCTAACAGATTATCTGCCGCATCCTCTGCTACATCATTTAGATAGTTAGATGATTGCTCATATAAATCCATCTGAGTTTTTAAATCTAAATCATAGTAATCTTTTCCAAATTTTAATTCTGATAATTCCTCTGCCATTAATTGACCTCTCATTTTGTAATCACTAAAATCAAAATCGCCTCTTGACGAGACCATTTCATATGCTTTATCTAAAAGTTGTTTTAATCTCATGATACCACCTACTGCCATACCTACACGACCTCCATCTTTAAAATCATAGCCCATATCTTCTGGTGTTGAAATAATAGAATTAGGAGTACCAAAATCTTCACCTGGTTCATCGAGGTAATCAACATACTCGATGTTTTTCATTTTAGATGCATCGTCTGGATTTGTAAACGTAGGATAATTCCTCGGCATAGTTGTTTGCATACCTTCGTCAATTTTTTCTTTTATCACTTCTAATATTTCCTCTTCGGTATCATAACCCATGTTCATGTCGAGTCCCCCTTCTCGAAACATAAATACTCTAGCATCGTATGCGGCGTCTCGAGTGGCTTTTGGGAATTTATAATTTTCTTCAATCTCGTATCTTAAAATACCTCTTGCGTCAGCATAATCACCACGTCTAATAGCATCGTCTGCAGCGTCAAAACTTCGATAAGCTTGGTCCATTAATGCCCCCATCTCAGATTTATCAATGTAAATTGTATCTCCGAAAGTTTCATCAACGAGTTCTGGTCTGCCTCGTTGTGGGCCTCCTGGAGATTCACCACCTTTGATTGATTGTCTAGCTTGTTCGTTTTGTGCCTCTAATGTTTTTTTAAGAGCTGCTTCTGCTTTTTCTTTGTCTTGTAAAGGTAGCGCTTTAATATCTGCCCTTGGTAATTTTCTTTCATCAACTGTAGTGATTTGAGGTTTACTCATGTACTCTTTGGCTTTATTCATGAGATCATCGATTTGTTGTCCGATTGGAAATTTTCCCGTGTCTCGTCGAAAGGCGTTGACTAGGTATTCAAAAACTTCTTGTACAGTTCTAAACATTATTTTTTTCTTTTTTGTTTAAGTTTTTTTAAATATTCTTTAGTAGCTCTTAATCCAGGTTGTGGTTTAATTTGTATAGGAAGTTGTCCGCCTTTTAAAACAGCACCTCGACCTCGTAGAGATTTATCTCCCATTAGTAATATGTCCTCCTCGTTTGAGCTACTGGCTCATCATAATAATCTTCTGGGTGATTAATTAATCCACCCTGTCTAAACCGCATGACAGCTTGAGTTGTGCTATCCACCAGGTCGTCATGATCCCCGTATGGAAACGCTGCACACTCTTCAATCACCTCTTGTGCAAACTCTAGGTGAGTGGGCGCCCATATGCATCCACTTTCAAA